GGTTTAAGGCCCCGGCCAATGGTTTACCGCCTTATGAATACGAGAATGTGTTGAACAAGACGGCAAAGAAGGATATTTCAACAGCGATGGATTTTGATTGGGAGGCAATTGAATGAAACTTTTCGAGTTTCAACAAGATAAAGAAGTTGTCATTGAACAATTTGTAAAATTAATGAGAGAAAATCATTTACAAGATTTTCAAATTGATACCCCCCCCGCAGACTTTGATCAAATATATGGAGACCAAATTATTAAAAAGCAGGGAGCTGATATTTATATAAAATTACATTTGGTGAAAAAAAAATGAACCTGTTTGACCTATCAGGCAAGATGGCAATTGTGACAGGTACATCGGGAAAGTTGGGACCGGTGTGGGCAACCACGTTGGTTGAAAATGGCTGCCGTGTTTACTCATATGATTTACCTCATTGGGATGTAACAGATAAAAACCAAATTGCAGATTGGGCTGCTCTCTTTCCTGAAGTAATACCCAATATTATTATCAACAACGCCGGTATAGATAACCCTCCTGGTTCTGATGCTTCCTTTTTCGGTAATTGCGAAGAGATCCTCCGTGTGAATCTCCAAGGTGCCGTCAATATGTGCGAGGTATTCATACCCGACATGATTAAGAATGGTGGGGGTGTAATTGTCAATATCGGCAGTATTCAGGGCAACATAGGTGCCGATTGGCGAAATTATCCCAAAGGATTTGAGAAACCTGTAGGATATAACCTGTCTAAGGCCGGTCTCATACAGTTATCCCGCAGCATTACCGTACAATATGGGCGCTACAACATCCGGGCCGTGACAATTGCCTTTGGCCCTTTCTATATGGGACTTGATAAAAAGTTTAAGGATAAATTCCTCAAGAATGTGCCATTAGGCCGGTGTATTTCAAAAGAATCATTACAAACAACACTTTTATACGCCATTTGCTGTCCTGAATTGGCGGGCCAGCAGGTGTTAGTAGATGGAGGCTACACAGCATGGTAGAAAGTGTAGAAATAATAGAAGCATCTGAAGAGGCCGCTGTGAGATATGGAACTTTATATGGATGTAGTTTTATTAAATTAAAAGATATACATATTGAAGCATTAAAAAATAACAAAATGTTAGCATGGGATGATGGTGAATACTCAACCTTTGTAATGCATGAAAAAACAAAAATAAGGGAGAAATTAAATGGTAGATGAAAACATAGAACGGCAGAACTTCAACAATAAGATCCATGAGAAAGTAATGGATTTTATCAAAACCAAGGGCATACCCATTAACCAGCTTACGGTCATCCCTGCCCTGGAAAAATTGAAATGGGATATAATAAGAATGGTTGATGCCTTTGAAAAGAAAAAGAGCCTACGGATTTATAATGTTGAGGTCAACTATGAACCAGAGTTCGACAGGGATGGGACTGAGAAACCAAAATATACAACAAGGACGAACTTTATAAATGAGCCTGACAGCACTAATCCCGGCGAGGTCGGGGAGCCAGAGAATTCCCAATAAGAATATTAAGGAATTGGCCGGGCATCCCCTTATTGCCTATACTATCCAGGCGGCAAAGAATAGTGGTCTCTTTGATAGAATAATTTGCTCTACCGATAGCAATAAGATTAAGGAAGCTGCCTTACATTATGGGGCAGATGTGCCTTTTTTCCGAAGAAAAGAGCATAACGATGGCGCACATTTCTGCTGGATAATGGATTTTGTGTATCGGTTGGCGCTGGACAGGCAAGGCAATACATTTGTGCTTCTGTTTCCGACTAATCCGTTTAGAGCTGGTGAGACGATAAAAAAAGCAGTATTGGCATTTGCCGCTGATGAAAAGGCTACATCTTTATTGAGTATGCGGAAAATCACAGAACATCCTGCTAAAATGCGGGTAAAACTTAAAGAACATAGGTATATGCTTCCATTTGAAGCAACATCTGAGCGAAATTACAATTTACCAATACAAGAATTAAGACAAGATATATATATTCAGAATGCAAATTTCCGTATTTTCAATTTCAACACTCTTTTAAAATATGGTGATGAACTCGGCGATAATATTTTAGGCTATCAAACTACAATGCCCGAAGCCTTGGATATTAACGATGAATATGATTGGTTTCTTGCTGAAATATTAATTGAGAAGGGGTTGGCGAAACTACCGGAGATACAATGAGATTCTATTACATCGAAAAATTCAATAAGTCCTGGTCACTTGAAACTGTAGCAACTGCTCTACGCATAAACACGCTTTACATGATACAAAAGGCGGGCAGTGGGCACATCGGGGCATCTTTGGGTTGTCTCGATCTTCTCACTTGGCTCTACTGGGAAGGCATGGCGGAAGGCGATAAGTTTATCTTATCAAAAGGCCATGCCGTACCCGCCCTTTACGCTGTCTTGATAGCAAAAGGTATTATACCATTTGAGCAAATACACAATCTCAGGCGAATTGGCGGCCTCCCCGGGCACCCACATAACAGCATACCGGGCATTGAGGCACATACAGGTTCTCTTGCCATGGGGCTCTCTAAAGCCAGAGGCATGGCCATTGCCAACAGGCTAAATGGCAAACAGAATAAAGTGTGGGTAATGGTAAGCGATGGTGAAATGCAGGAGGGCCAATTTTGGGAATCAATAGGCAATGGACGGCATTACCCTGAATTGCGTCTTATCATTGACTTTAACGATATGCAAACTGATGGGCCAAACACGAAAAGACGCTTTGATATTGGCGCAGCATTACGAGCTTTTGGCTGGGCAACCCATCAATTACCCGATATTGGGGGGCATGATTTTGGGGCAATGCGAGGGATTCCACAACATATTACGCAACCATTGGCTGTCATTGCCCCCACAGTCAAGGCAAAAGGTGTAGAGCGCTTCGATGAGGAAGGTAATGGGTTACATTCGGGGATTTTAGAATCTGCGAACTATCGCCGGGCAGTCACGGCGTTTGCAAAGGGCCAAAACTTCAATCTCATTAAATATGATGGCGAATTGCCCTCAAAGATAGAAGAATCTGATCTAATAACCTATTATGTGCGGGAATTGTATGATTTGATGGTGGAAAACGAGAATATCGTGGTTTTGGATGCTGATTTAAAGAGCGATCACCGTTTAGAGAAGATAGAACACGAATTTCCTGATAGATTCATTGAATGCGGTATCTCAGAGCAGGATATGGTCTCATGTGCAAGCGGATTGGCACTTAGCGGCAAGATTCCTGTCTGCCATTCCTTTGCTTGCTTCCTGACGAGCCGTTCAAATGAGCAGATATACAATGCGTGTTGTGAGGGTGATAAGATAATTTATTTGGGTTCTGCTGCTGGTTGGATTTCTGCGAAGGGACCGGGGATGTCTCACGAGGCAAGACGAGATAAATGGTTGATGAAGGGAATGCCAAATCTTGAGATTATGGAACCATCTACACCAAAAAAGACAGCATTGGCCTTACGGTGGGCGGTGAAAGAAAACCAGAAATCGACATATATCAGGATAAGACAGAATCCTGCAATAGATGAGATGTTATATGAATAAACTGCCCTTCAAAATGATTCAAGAAACCCCGATGGAGAAATACCGGGCGGAAACTTTCTGGCTAAAAGAGCCTGAAACCCTTGTCTGGATAGAATCATTTGCAAAAAACGCAACTTTTTTTGATATAGGCGCAAATATAGGCGTTTATTCCCTCTATGTTGCTCTTTTTGGCCTCAATATGCGGATATGTGCCTTTGAGCCCTTTGAGGCTAACATGGTTCGCCTGCAAAAGAACACAGAGCTTAATGAGTTCACCAATATCTGGGTTTACCCCTATGCAATGAGCAATTTCAACGGTGTGAGCAAGTTTTACCTGCCAAAAACGGAAATTGGCACCTCCGGGGGGCAAATTAACACGAAAATTGATGAATATGGTGTCGAATTTCAGCCGGAAAAAGAGCAGGTGACACTTGTAACTACTGTAGATGCTTTCATTGAAGAACATACCATATACCCGAACTACCTCAAAATTGATGTAGACGGGCAGGAATGGGAAGTTATACAGGGCATGGCGAAAATATTAGAGAATATTCACCTAAGAAGTGTGCTTGTTGAGATAAATAATAATCGGCAAGAGATATTCAATGCTTTTTGGGCAGCAGGTTTTACTAATGAGAATCTATTCAACACCATGAGAAATCATTCACGAGTACGGCGGGCAGAGGAAGGCATAAAAGCTGAAAACGTGGTATTTACGAGATGAATAAACATCTGGAAACCATTAAAGAGATAACCGATTATCTTAAATGGAGTGAAGATAAACTGTTTTCTATTATGATGAAACACGATGATTTCCCTGTTAGAAAGATTCAAGGGAGGTGGACTTCGCACACTCAATTATTAGATACCTGGTTTCAAGCTCAAATCATGTCAACCCGTAAAACATCCTAAAAACTACCGTAAAACACCCTAATTAATACCTGATTATCCTATAAGTAAGTTTTAGACGTAAAACCCATAGTATGCTATTGCTATGGGTATACTATCTCGCCTTAAAGGTCCTTTCGAAAAACGTGTCTCCATAGATGATCCTCATTACTGGCCGAACATCTTTGGTAAATTGTTCGGCACCCAAACACTTTCCAATATTGATGTTAATTTCGATAAGGCTACAACCATAACCACTGTTTTTGCCTGCGTTACCCTACTCTCCGAAATTGTGGCCTCACTTCCCCTTATGGTTTACCGAAAGCGCAAGGACGGCGGCAAGGATGTTGCTGACGGCCATTGGGCATATGAACTGCTGCATGATAAGCCGAATGAATTTCAGACTAGTTTTGAGCACCGGGAAATGTATATGGGGCATTTGGAGCTCACCGGAAACGCCTTTGATTTCCTTGTGCGTAACGGCAACGGACAGATTATTGAGATTGTACCCCTAGATCCTGGCAAAGTTCAGGCAACATTTGAAGATAATGGCCCCGGTAAAGTTAAACTCTCATATCAATACAAGCGCGATACTGCCGATGAAATAACTATACCTACCAAGGATATTTGGCACAAACGGGGCATGGCTCTCAATCGTTATTTTGGTGTTTCCCGTATAGAAAAGGCCAAGGAAGCTATGGCCCTGGCCCTGGCAGCCGAAGGGTATGGCTCTAAATTCTTTTCCAATGCCGCACGGCCCAGCGGTATTCTCAAGGTTGCCGGAAAACTCAATGAAGATCAGGAAGCACGTCTCAAGAGATCCTGGCAAGATGCCCAGGGGGGTCTCGAAGGCGCTTTCAAGGTGGCCCTCCTTCAGGGCGATTTGGATTGGAAACCTATATCCGAAAACAACGAGAAAAGTCAATTCTTTGAGACCCGTGAATTTCAAGTACAGGAAATAGCCCGTCTTTTTCGAGTACCATCCGTGTTAATCGGTCATCCTGATAAAACGATGACCTATGCAAGTGTTGAGCAGCTCGTTCTTGCATTTAAGACCTTCACCATTGCTCCGATAGTGATACGGCTTGAACAATCCATGAATCATCACATTCTAACCGAAGATGACCGCAAGAAAGGTTTTTTTGTGCAGCACAAGCTGGAAAACTTTGTGAGGGCCGATATTGCGACACGGTATCAGGCATACGAGATAGCACGCCGGAATATGTGGATGAGTGCGAATGAGATCCGGGCCTTAGAAAACATGGACCCGATTGAGGGAGGCGATGAATTTATAAATCCCAACACACAATCAATGGGGAGTGGTGAAGATGCCTTATCCGAATGAACATTCTTGTGATTTTGAAGGCACGTACAAGAAATATCGCAGGGTCAATTGTGACCAAAAGCATGATGACAAATGCATTGACGTTGTTTACGGCATAAACGAACCGGGAGAATCCAAGGTTTCGTCTTTGCGCTACAAGAAGGATGTGTGGACAGAGAGCGCAGCGAGAGCACACTGCAAATCACGAAAGGGTAAATTCGAAGCGGCAAGCGAAAGCAAGAACCAAGATAAACATGAGGTACGCACCTTTACCTTTACCGAGATAGAAACGGAAAAGCGTGATGATGGACAGCGGATGATGATAGGCCATGCCGCGGTATTCGATGAGGTTGGAGATGGTGGCTGGTTCAAGGAGAAGATAGACCAGGAAGCCTTCAAGAAAACCATCAAGAAAGATGATGTGAGGGCATTGTTCAACCATGACCCCAACCTTATCCTTGGCCGAAATACTGCGGGCACATTGCAATTGAAAAACGATGATAAGGGCCTTGCCGTTAAAATATACCCGCCTGATACGCAATATGCACGTGACCTTGTGGCCTCAATGGAACGTGGCGATATTACGCAGATGTCATTTGCTTTTACGGTAGAAAAGCAGGACTGGGAAGAAGAAAAGGGCAAGGTTCCTCTCAGAATACTCAGGGAAGTCAAACTATATGATGTTTCGCCGGTCACGTTCCCCTTTTACGAGGGAACGGATGTGGCAGTGAGAAGCTATAACGAATTTTTGGAAGGCAGGGAAACTAATAATGATGGTGTGAATCGGAAGGCATTTTATAAGCGCAGATTAGCACTTTTAAGACTACAGGAGGAGATAGAATGAAAACATTAGAGCAACTTCGCGAGGAGTTGAAGACGAAAATAACCCGGATGGAGGAAATTCTCAATGCGGGTGAGGACAAAGAATTCACCGATGAGCAGGAGAAAGAATACGATTCTCTTGAGGCAGAAGTGAAGGAATTGAAAGAAAAGATCAAGGCCGAAGAGGAAAAAGCGCAAAAGGCGGCAGAGCGGAAAGCGGCACTTGAGAGAGAGAAAGAGGAAATGAAAAAGGCCGCTAATATCCCCGATTCTGACAATGAGGTTCGGCATGTAGAGCGGGTGCAGGTAAATGAGCCAGAGGAATTCAAGTCTTTGGATGAGTTTCTTGATGTTGCGCTCAAAAAACTGCTTGGTCGTTCAAGGGTAGAAGATAATAGGCTTGCCAAGTACTATCGGGATAGTTTTAACAATCCCGGTCAGTATGAGACCCGTGACCAATCGATGGGCGAAGGTACGGCAGGTGGGTACATGATCCCGACGCAATGGGTTCCCGAGTTAAAGCAAGTTGGTATTCAGGATGCCATTGTCAGACCCAGGGCTGATGTTATTCCCGCCGGTTCACCCCCGGACGCAGAAGTTACGCTACCGGTAGCCAATCAGGAAACATATCTCAATATGGGTGTCGATGTAGTGTGGGTTGCTGAAGGTGGCACCAAGACCGAGACCGAGTTTGCCCTGAAGGAACATTCATGGATACCCCATGAGGTGGCCGGTTACATAGTGCTGACTGACAAGCTCCTTCGTAACTGGGCCGGTGCGATGGCCTTTGCCAGAACCAGGCTTTCCAAAGCCATAATGATGGCAGAGGATAATGCTTTTCTAACCGGTGACGGCGTGGCAAAGCCACACGGCATTATGAGCCAACCGGCGCGGATTCTTCAGGTACGAAACACGGCAAATCAGATCAACTGGGCTGACGTCAGAGATATGTACTGGCAGTGTTACAAAGAGGGCGGTTCCCCTGTTTGGGTAACAAGTCCATCTTGCTTGCCTCAGTTGATGGGTATTTCAGATCCTAATACTTCAGGTACCATGATTTGGCAGCCTTCGGCACGTGAGGGCGAACCAAATAGGCTGCTTGGCCTTCCGTTGCTGTTTAACGTCAGAAGCCCGGCCCTTGGCAGCGAAGGCGACTTGATGCTCCTTAATTTCTCCTACTATGTGATTAAGGATGGTTCCGGGCCTTACATTGCCGCTTCACCACACGTTTACTTCACTTCTAATAAGACAATCGTGAAGATTTTCTGGAATGTTGACGGCGATAGTTGGCTCAGGGCACCTATACCAATCGAGAATGATGCGGCTAATAACCTGTCACCATTTATCGTTTTGGCTGCGTAATTAACTGGGGGCTCCGGCCCCCATTAAGAATATGGAGGATAAATAACAATGAGAACTCACGGAAACTTAATAGAGCATGTGACGGTTAATTCGGATTTGCTTGTCGCTGCGTCTAATGCAAGTGCAACAAGCATGGCATACGATATGACTGACTACGATAAAATTATTTTTACGGCAGGCATAGCGAGCCATGAGGGTGGCAACCACTTAGAGTTTGATGTCAAAGAATCCAGCAATACAACGGGTACTCATTCGACATCAACTTCATTTCCAGGTGCTACCTGTATGGGCAGTACCAATGCCTCACACATCGAGCAATGTAAGGCGTTTCTGGTTACGCTTGCTACCGATGCCACGGCTTCTACGTTGGCGCTTACGGTCAACAACAAGAATTTCAAGTTGACCACAAGCACCTTGCTGCTTCCAGCACAAACGGCTTCGGCGGCATCGGCCCTGTATTTTGGCTCTACCGTTGATTCGACAGATGCTGAAGGCCTTGAAACTATGTCGAGTGCCCTTGCCTCTATCCTGAATAACACCACTTTTGGAATCGGCAATATCGCCACAGCAACCACCGTTTCCACGGCTGCTGTCCGGGTTGAATTGCTCGATACCTGCGATACCTACTTTACGGTAGGCACCACAGGTGGAGCTTCGGCTATTATCGCTACAGTCGAGCGGGCTGAGGTAACAATGGAAGTACACGCTGAGGATATGAGTACGGGCCAGAAGTGTCTAACCCTCCGGGCTGGTACAGCAACAACGACTATGAATGTGAGCCTTGCAGTTGTACGCCAGGGCAGGAGAGGCGGCATTCACAAGCACGGTCCGATCTTCAAGAGCACCTAATAGCTAAATGATAATCAGGGGAAGTCACAATTTGTGACTTCCCTACAACTAGGAGGTGCAAATGAATCTATCAGGCTATAAAGTCGGCCCCTTGATTTACTCAAGCGTGACTACTGCTTGGGCAACGGTTTCCTCAGCTTCGGATGCGGATGGTTTCTTTATCCAAGCACAGACCAGCTCTCTTTTATTCCACATGACTACGCAGACGCCCGTTAATGCAACAGTGGCAGGTGCGGGTATTACCCTCAGGGGTACTGCGTATGATTACGTAGAGTTTCTGGGGAACCAACTAGCAAAAAACCTAAAAGTTGCGGCTGAAAACAGCGGTTCTACTGTGCACTGCTGTGTGCAGTTTTATAGAAAGTATTAACTAATGGGAGGCACAAATGACAGAGAAGGCAAAAGAGAAGGCGGCAGAAAAGGTGCAGGAAGAAGCACCCAACCTGCAAAAACAAACCAAACTGGACCCCTATAAAAAGGGTGACAAACCGAAGCTGGCCATTGTCGGCTGTTCCGACAGTAAAGACCAGGCCCCATTTGATAACCAGGATTATGAGATTTGGGGTGTCAATAATCTTTTCTACCATATACCCCGTTATGATCGCTGGTTTGAGATCCACCATATTACGTTTGATGGTAAGGATTTCTTGAGAAGGGGCAGTAAGGACTTCCGGGGCCAAGCAGTAACGAATTACATTGCCGATTTGGGCAAGATGAAATGTCCCGTGTATATGCAAAAACAATGGCCGCAGGTTCCCATGAGTACGCAATATCCCGTGAAGAAAATCATTGATATGTTCGGGGATTACTTCACGAATACCATCTCATGGATGACAGCTCTTGGTATTTGGATGGGATTTGAGGAAATCGGTATTTGGGGTGTGGATATGGCCGTTGATACCGAGTATCACTGGCAAAGACCAAGCTGTGAGTATTTTATCGGTTGGTTTAACGGTATGTCTAAAGCATTAGGCCGCGATACAAAGATATACATTCCGCCTACAGCAGACCTAATGAAGGCACGGTATCTATACGGTTTTCAGGAGCCGGAAGAAATTGCATGGCGGCAGAAGATAGCGGCAACTAAGAAGCACATGGGCCAGAAGATGGAGAAAGCTGCACAAGCCGAGCAGCAACAGCATGATTTACGGATGCAATACCTCGGCGGCATTCAGGCCGTTAGAGAGATTGACAAAATATGGAAGTGAGGTGGAAGGCATGAAACGCTGGAGAATAACGAAAGAAATTAAATATAGCGGTATTCGGGTAACACCGGGGGCCGTTATCGAGACTGATGATGTGGCATGGATAGGGCGATATAAAGCGTTAAACGCCATTGAGCCCTTTGAGCAAAAGCCACACCCTGAAACTAAGGTTGCGGAAACCAATGTTGAAATGGCTGTAAGACCGTCTCCTGCAAGGAGAGGAAGGAAAAGAAAGGCTGTCAATGCCAATCATTAGAGAAAAAACGACCTCAAAGGTTATATGTGGGCCATTTCTTACCACGGGTGCATCCGCTCTTGCTACCGGCATAACACTTTCAGCCGCAGATCAGGCCAATGTTATAAAGCATGGCACGACGGCGGTTGTGAGTGTGACAGCAGCAACGTGGTCTACAATAACAAGTGCTGCTGGTTTTTATGCTTTGGAAATTACCACGGGCATGAGCGACACGCCGGGACGTTTAGATTTAACTGTTCGAGATGATGATGCTTGTATGCCTTACACGAAAACATTCATGGTGGTAGGGCAGCAAGTTTATGATCAGATGTGGGGTGCCTCTGCTGCTGCTTATCCCGGTGTCAATGTCATGCAAATCAACTCTCAGGGATCGGCGGCAACAGCATTGGAGGGCCATGCATCAAGTTTCATTGCCGGGATTACTTCGATTGCCAGTGAAACAACGGCAATGGCTGCTGTATTGGCTTCGGTGCATACCGAAACATCAGCGATCCACAGCGAAACGACATTGATACATGGTGAAACCTCGGCTATCCATGCTGAGACCACACAAATCCATGCCGAGACAACAATTATTGCGGCAGATACCACGGCAATCAAGGCGGAACAGGCTTCAGCAGCTACGCGCCTTGAATCACTTCAGGCCGACACGACAGTTATGAAACCTCAGTTGACTTCGATAGCTGCAGAGACGACGAATATAGCTGCTAATGTTAGCTGTCTCCTTGGCGAGACTTCGGCCATAATTGGTGAGCAAGCCAGTCTGTCAAGCAAATTGGATGCCATAAAGGATGATACCACAAATATCAAAGTAACACTGTCGTCAATCGCTGGGGAAACGTCAAATATTAAAGCTCAGGTTACATCAATATCAAGCAGGGTAGAGGAACTACAGGCCGATACAACGGCTATGAAGCCACAGCTATCGAGCATTGATTTAAAGCTCGATTCAACTCTCTCATCGGCTTTGACTTCGGCTTTGGCTACCGTTGTAAATGATCTTACCAGTATCAAGGGGCGGATTAGTTCGGTTGCACATGACGTGTGGTCAGTAACATCTCTCTCCACTGATTTCAGTGATACGGCAATGGCCGGGCATAAACTATATGAGGCGGCTACTTTTGGTGCCGGTGGTGCGGATTCGACGGCAATAGCAAGAGCTGTGTGGGAACAATCCTCACTTTCAACGGATTTTTCTACTGCCCAGGCTGGATATAAGCTATTTGAATCGGCTAGTTTTGGCGCTGGTGGTGCCGACTCAACCGCTATCGCACGGGCAGTTTGGGAGCAAAGTTCAATTGATAGTGCTGACTATACAACGGCTCAGGCTGGAGGCTTACTTGCCCGTATATCCTCGGAAACCAGTTCTTTGAAATCAGGGCAGGCTTCTATTGCTACACGGGTTGAATCATTACAAGACGATACAACTGCAATGAAGCCGATCCTATCAAGTATCCACACTGAGACGTCAGCTATGAAGCCTGTATTATCATCCGTACATACTGAGACATCGGGGCTGGTTGGTGCGGTAGCTTCGGTGGCCGGGGAAACAAGTCATCTCAAAGCTATGGTAGGGGCATCCAATGCGGCGACCAATGCGACATCTATGTCAGGACGGCTGAACCTCATTCACAAGGAAGCTACGGGAATTTCAGTAATCGTTTCCAGCATTGCTGGCGAGACCTCCGCTAATAAGGCCATGTTGACATCCATATCCTCACGGGTAGAAGAGTTGCAAGCGGACACTACCGCCATGAAGCCGATATTAAGCAGTATCCATACTGAGACTTCCGGCATGGTCGGGGAACTTTCAAGTATTCACGCCGAAACATCAGCTCTCAAAGTAGATAGTACAGCAATAAAATTGTCATTGGCGAGTATAGCTTCAGAGACCTCATATATCAAAGGTAAGGTTAGCTCAATTGCCAATGAGACCTCAGCGCTCAAGGTTACATTATCAAGTGTGGATAACAAACTTGATTCAACGCTTTCCTCTGCCCTTACCAGTGCATTAGCTACAGTCAGTAATGACCTTAGCAGTATGAAAGCAAAATTGAGCAGTATAGATGATTATCTTAGCAGCAGTATCACGAATCAATTAACCTCGATTGACAGCAAGTTGGATAGCACACTCTCATCAGCTTTAACAAGTGCCCTGGCTACTGTCAGCAATGTAATTTCTACTTTGTCTAATACCGCCCTTATGGATAGCACGGTTGAAGGCGATTATAAGTTACGGGATATTTTAAGGCTTCAATCTGCCGCTTTATTTGGGAGAACAACAGGCGGAGGTACAACGCAAATTAAATTTAGAGATTTGGCAGATACAAAAGATAGGATTGTGGCGGAAGTAACAACAGTTGTAGGCGATAGGAGCAGCATAACACTCGATGCTAGTTAAGGGATGGTGGTCAAATTATTGGGGTACATTTTGGGATGCGAACTACTGGCCGGCAGCTCCAACAGCCGCAGCAGCCCCAGTAGATGTATTGCAGCCCGGCATTGGTCCGCGAGGGCCGAAACCCGGCCTCCATGCTATGCGGAAAACGGATTATTTCAGGCATCATGGGAGGGCAACCACATATTACAGGCATAAACACAGGCGGTAAATGACACTCAGAATCGTAACAGAGGCATCGACTTTCGGCATTACGCTGGATGAAATCAGGCGGCATTTGCGTTTGACTACTCTTGCTACAGGTGCAGGCGGGTCAAGCAATGAAGATGCTGTGTTAAATTCCTTCATCCGCTCTGCCTACAATTACGGTGAGAATTATACCCGGAGAGCATGGGGGCAAAAAACCTATGAATTGACCCTTGATGAGTTTCCCTCTGCTGGTATTGAATTGCCCATGCCTCCCCTAAGCAGCATGTCAACCGATGTCAAGGTGCGGTATACGAATTCTACCGGGGGCACGTCTACCATTGTCGATACTGCTGTTGCAGTGGATTACCAGACCGAGCCGGGCTGGGTAATGCCTTCATCCGGTAATGAATGGCCTGATACGAGCAGCGTAATCAATGCTGTTAGGGTGCAATATGTTTCGGGCTATACCAGCAGTACAGGCATTCTAACGAGTATGCCAGAGGCGATCCGCACATGGTTAAAGATGCGAGTAGCACAGATGTATGAATTTAGAGAACCGGTATTGGATAGCATGCGGGTAAGTGAATTGCCCCGGAGTTATGTTGATGGCTTGTTAGATCCCTATACGATTATGAGTGTGAGTACATGAGACCGGGTAAGCGCAGGCATAGAATCAAACTCCAAAATCTCACACTGACCCGCAACACGACAAGCGGCGAAATGAAGAAATCCTGGTCCAGTTTTTCAACTGATATTTGGGCAGGCATTGAATATTTGAAAGGTACTGAATGGTTTGCTGGTTCACGATTACCGCAAGAATTAAGCCAGAAACATCTGATATTTACGATGCCCTATAGTACAGGAATAGAACCCACGATGCGGGTTGTTTACAATTCAAAAAATTATGACATTGTCGAGATTGAAAACACAGATGAGCGCGATAAGGAATTAAAGATATTGGGGGAGCTTGTTGAATAATGCCTATGCTGGATCTTGAAATTCATGGCGTAAAAGAACTCGACACTGTTCTCAGGCAATTGCCTATGAAGATGCAAAAGCGGGTTATGAACAATGCTGTAAGGGCAGGAGCGCGGGTCATCAGGACAGAGGCCAAAAAGAATGTAAAGCGGAATTTCCACGGGCATGGTGACAGGGCAATACATCTTGAAAAGGAAATAACTGTTGCCGCCCAGAAGAAAAGAAAGCCCTGGGAATTCATTTATAAAATCGGTTGTGGTCGGGCTTATTGGGGAAGATTTTGGGAATATGGCTACAGTGCCACAGGGCGAGGCAAAACAGGCCAGGCAAGAAGCACACGAAGGGCAGGTGGGAGGCATATACCGGCCCGCCCCTGGTTGCGTCCTGCCCTGGATGAAATGGCTAAGACAGCCATTGAGAAAATCAGGGAGAAAATTTCAGACGGCATTGACAGGGAGATAGCAAAATTACGTGGCCCTATTTAGTAAAATATATGCTCATTTAAGTACAAGCACTCGAATAACTGATATTACGAGTGCGAGAGTTTACCCGGTCCTACTTCCGCCAGGTACGGCGGCTGCCTTCCCCGCTGTCACCTATCAGCGGATAAGTGCGGACCGGGTATATTCCCTAACCGGGTATTCTACCCTGGAAAATCCACGCATTCAAATGGATGCGTGGGCCACAACATATGAGGATGTTAAAAAGTTAAGCACTCGTATTAAAACTACAATGGAAGGTGCAACAGATTTTAGCGCAATACTTTTAAATGATGAGGACTTATACGAAGATGCACTGGAACTTTATCGAGTAACGATGGATTTTTCAGTGTGGAATCAAGAATGATAGGAGGAAAATAAAATGGCCTTAGAATCACAAGGTGTAAAGTTTTTTTGGAGTACAAGTTCTGCTGCTAGATCAACCAGCGCTACTTGTTCGATTGATGAGGTGGTTAGCTTTACAGGTCCATCAGGCGCAGGCGGGGTAATTGATGTTACGCATTTGCTTTCAACAGCAAAAGAAAAACTACTTGGCTTGCCTGATTGGGGCAGCATTTCATTGGAAATGAACTTAACAAGCAATATGGGAAGTACTGGTTATCAGGGGAATTTGAGAGACAGTTACGAGACTCGTGGCAAGGGTAGTCTTTGTATAAAACTCTCAACCGATAACTATATCGATGCAAAGGGTTTTGTAACATCCGTAAATCCTAGCGGTGGTGTTGATGATAAATTAGGCGTGAGTGTATCGCTTGAAATCACAGGAAAGGCGAGCTGGGTATCAACATAATAAGGAGATAGATTATGCCATTAGAATCACAGGGCGTTATTTTAAAAATAGCGGATGGAACTGTCGCCACGGCATCTGATACCGGCCTTGAGTTTAATGCTACTGGAATAAATAGTACTGGTACGGATTTTACAACCGATTTCAGTACCGGAATGCGTCTTAGAACGAATTCGACATTATCCACAAGAATCGTTACCGCTGATGCCGTAGCATCTTCAGCTATAAGTATATACGAGGCTTGCACGGTAGATAACTCATCTGCATTTAATCATCTCAATGGATATACGATGAATCCCATTGGTCAGGTAGTTTCTTTTACTGGTCCAAGTGGGGGGGCAGCGATAATAGATATTACCCATCTTGGCAGTACAGCAAAAGAGAAACTTATCGGACTTGCCGATTGGGGTAATTTAACATTTGAGATGTTTTTCGATAGTAGCGCAACCTCAATGCACACTGAATTAAAAAATGCTCATGCAGCGAGAGAACAGCGCTACTTTGAGATTGAATTGACCGATGGAACTTTAGCGGGCACATTTCTCTTTTTTGCGGGATATGTTACCGGATTTTCTATTTCCGGCGCTGTTGATGATGCGATCAAGGGTTCCGTTGGCTTGGAAATTACCGAGCAAGTACATTGGACAAAAACAACAAGATAATTAATCGGGGAGGCATTATGCTTACGAAAGAACAAATATTATCCGCCCAGGACTTGGAATATCAGGATGTTGATGTTGCAGAATGGGGCGGCAATATAAGGCTCTGGCAGCTTACGGTTGGTGACAGGGACGCCTTCGAGGAATCCATATCGAAACTCACAGCTTCGGGCAAGGCCGAAATTATCAGAGAAAATTTCCGTTCTAAACTGGTTGCCCGTTGTCTTGGTGATGAACAAGGTAATAGATTGTTTTCAGATAAGGAGATTGCCCAACTTGCCCGCAAATCTGCAAAAGTAGTAGATAAGCTCTTTATGAAATGCCAGGAAATTAATGGTATGAGCGAAGAGGATGAAGAGCGCTTCGTAAAAAATTCCGAAGGCGAGGGTTAGAATATTTCCAGTTCTCCCTCGCCAGAGAATTGAAAATGACTGTACGGCAGTTGAAGCAATTTATGGATTCAAAAGAGCTGTCCAAATGGATGGCTTTTTTTAAAGTAGAATCGGAAGAAAAACAGGAAGATCCAAGCAAGTTTGAAAATCGACTGACTTCAGCCGTTATGCTTGCAAACCGAAAGGATAGTTGATGGCCAAGACAGCCGGGACATTAACAGTTGACGTACAGGCCAATGTTGCCCGTATGCAAAAAGACTTGCAGAAGATTGGCAAGAATGTTGATCAGTGGGGTAAGCGGTATAAAAAATCTTTTGCTCAAACGTGGCAAGGTATGGCCGTTGGTATTGCCTCGGTTATTCAAATCGGCAATACGGCAGGTAGGGCATTTAGGGCATTAAACAGACAAGTAAGTGATTTAACGGATGCTGCCAAACGCCAACAAGATTCTGAAGTTGCATTACAGGCTGCACTTCGGACTACTGGTAGGGATGTTGAGGCCCTTTTCCCACCCTTAAAATCCTTTGCTTCTCACTTACAGAGCGTTACCAAATACGGCGACGAAGTGGTTATGGAGTCTACCGCCCTGCTTGCTCAGTTGACTAAACTCGATAGAGAAGGTCTAAAGCGGGCAACCGAAGGAGCGGTTGGTCTTGCTACCGTCTATAAGCAAGATTTGAAAGCAGCTTCAACTCTGGTAGGTAAAGCTCTTGCCGGAAACTATGGGGCTTTGTCTCGATACGGTATTATGGTTGAACGCACCATGACAGATGAGGAAAAGCGGGCATCCATATTACGGCAATTAACCATTATGTACGAGCGGGCCAAACAGGAAACACTTAGCTTTTCAGGGGTTCAACAGCAACTTAGCAATCTCTATGGGGATCTCAAAGAAAAGGTAGGTAGTTTCATTGTTGAGAATGAGGCATTAGTACGAATTTTGAGAGATGCCAAAGATTGGTTGGTTGATGTTAATGAGCAATTGGGTAAGTGGATTGAAGCCAATAAGGATTTGATAGAACAGAAAACGGAAGAAATTCTTAGGAAAATTTTAGATGTTGCAAAAGATTTGCCTGAAAAATTAGGTAATATAGCGGCTAAATTATCTGATATTTATATGGCAGCAAATAAGCTGGTTAATTTAGTTCCCGAAGCCACGAAAGGTGTTGGTGCTGGTCTTATTGGTAGAATCATTTTTGGATCATGGAAGCCAGCAGCAGTAATAACAGCTTTAACATTAGCGAATGAAGTATTAGCAAAAACAGGTAATAATCTTGGGAAAATCCCTTCTCAAGCAAAAGATGCCTATGAAGCATTAAAGAATATTTTTGATGCTTTGAGTGGTAAAAAAGATTGGATGACCGGTGAATCATTAGAATGGGATGTTGGAATTCTCAAACATAAACGCCCGCCAGAACAATTAGGAAGTCCATTACCTTTAATATCATTCCCCCGAGGAGTCCCAACACCACCACCAGGTTTGAGCGATGAAGAACGCAAACAACTGGAGTTCATATCCAAGCTCAAAAAAGAAATTTACAAAGAGGATATGAAGCGGCTCGCCGCTGTTATGAAAGAGCAGGATAAGTATATCGAGCAAGGGCTCAAATATTACGAGGATTGGAAAAAGGCCAGTACGGAATATGAGGAAATTCTATTGCCAGCAAAACGCTCTACTGACTTTTGGGTTGGCATGGTTGAGAAGGCTCAATACTTCGGCAAGAACACACGGGAAATCATGGCAGCTATTTTTTCTCCTGAATGGCAGGCCAATTTCTGGTTGGGCATGTGGGATAAGGCGAAAGCATTCGCCGGTAAGTTCCTGGGCTTACTGAAAAAGGGCATAGATATTGGCATTGCAAGTGCCAAATGGCTCATTACATTACCTAATCGAATCACGGAATCGCTAACAGAATTCAGCGCAGCGATAACTAATTTCCCCGCGATCATAGCTGATTTTAGAAAGACCTCCCAGGAGTTTATCAACAACCTGCCCTCTATGGTTGATTCGCTTGTGGAGGCATCAGATGAATTCATCTCAGCTTTGATAGACAAGTTGCCAGAGTTAATAGATTCGTTGTTATCGCAAATCCCGAAAATTGTTAGGGTGCTTACCGAAAAGATAATCCCGGCCTTCATAATGAAGATACCCCTGATAATTCGATCAGTCATTAGCAATATCCCAGCTATTATTAATGCCTTCATTGCTGGAGTTCCTAATATCATTTATGCTTTGGTTACTTCGGCCCCTCGGATCGTCAATGAGTTAATTGTTGGCATAGTCAAAGGAATACCTCAAATCATCAGTGGATTCATCAGCCAGATACCTAAAATAGTATCAGAGCTGATAAAGGCGATATGGCATCAAATTCCTATCCTTGGCGGTGGTGCCGGTATCTTCGAGGGCTTGCCTATCATCGGCGACATACTTGGCCCGGTTGGTAAGATAGTAAAGAAAATACCGATTATAGGAGACTTGTTTCATGGAGGCGGTATTGTCGGACAGGGGCAATCACTTGTCAGGCCTATGCCCGCAATGGCATTCGCTGGTGCTCCCCATGCCCGTTTTGGTTTAGCACCGGATGAGCGGCCCATAATCGCCCACAAGGATGAGGGCGTTTTCACACCGGCACAAATGGCAGCATTAGGGCAACCACGAGATCAAGTTATACAAAACCATATAACAATCAATCTCGATGGAAAGAAACTAGGCACCTGGATTTATGATGGCACACGAAGCGGTTCTATTAACATACACGAGCGAAGCATTGTAAGGCGATGAGCAATATACTTTTTCTCTATAATAATCTTTTGGATACCTCAACACTGACTGAAAGTTCTGAGGCAAGTGGTTTTCCTGCCGAAAACGTGCAGCATGAATTTAGAACAAAGGTATGGCGCACGGAAGGGGCGACGGCGGGAACAGCCAATCTTGACATTGATTTGGGTTCCGCCCAGGAGGTAACTTGTGTTGCACTTGCTGATTATACATGGACTTCCGCCCCCGGAACGTTTGACCTTGAATTTGATAATGATTCAGGCTATGGCAGTATTGACGCAACCGAATCTCTCACCTGGTCCGCCAACCCCACGGCAAACGGAAACAACGGCATTATTGTAAAGACTTTCACGGGCCATACATATCGCTACTTGAGATTGAATGTTGTCTATTCACCGGGAGGCACACCCACCGATTGGGATTTGGGCCGGATATTTGTAGGCACCTATTTTGAACCAAGCGATAATTACTTGCTTGCCGAGTTTCAGCAGAACTTTATTGACCTCTCACGAAGCCAAAGGACACCGGGTGGTTCTATTCATGTTGACCAAATAGACCCTATCAGGGAAGTTGAGTTCTCTTTTATCGCCCAAACACAAGCACAATGGGAATCATTTCAGGGAGTAATAAACGAAGTGGGCATGGCTGATCCGCTTTTTGTTGCCTTTGATTACGATAACGAGCCGAATGAAATGACCATGTATGGACGGTTTACCAGCCTACCCAACATGAGGCGGGTTGATGTGCCCTATTTTCGATTAGGATTCACATTTGAGGAAGCCAAATAATGGGGTATGATTCCACATCATTCGCCGGAATCCAGGGCGAAGCAGTAAGCAATAAGGTATTTCTGGTTGAAGTGCGTCCTGCTGAAGTGCTTACCGGGTGGACTGCAACCGCCGGTCAAACCTATACCTATGAGATTTCCTATCTGAATGAAACCATAACCCTTGCTGACAAAACCACTACGGAAAACATCAGAAAAGCAATTGTATGGGTAGAGCAAGATGGTCATCGGATGATTGAGCGAACTTCAATCGCTACTGTTGAGGCCGATGATAACAGTTGGTGGCATGATACGGCAAACGGAAAACTCTACATTCGCCCTGATGATGACGACACTCCGAGCGACTGCACCATAATAGGCTACTTCTGGCTTTATTTTGCAACACAAGGAGTTTTACCGGTTCAGACCGGGGATGAAATTTACTATGAACCCTATGTGGCTGAAGATGGAATACCCACGATCAGGCAAAGCAACCCGAATCTCTTTTGGGGTGTCACACAGATAAGCGGGGGTACGATTAAGTTCCTCAATGGCCGGGGATACTTCGACCAAATAGGCAAAAAATTCATCTGGACAAATAAGAAAGTGCGGATTCTTTTAGGCAACCAGGGGTTTCGATATAGTCGCTATGAATTGCTTTATACTCTCAAAATTACCAATAAGTTTTTTACCCGTGAAGAATTCAATCTTGATGTGGCCAGTGAATCCTTTAACCTTATGCGATCCTTGCCTGTCAATAAATTCTGGACCAGTAATTATGCCAACCTTGACCCTGCGGCGGAGGGTATGCCGATTCCGTTATATTACGGAGTTTATGGTAGTACCCATGCCCCCATTGTTACCTGTATAAACAGCACCTACGGCATTGACCAATATCAGTTTAAGATATGTGATCATATAATTCAATCGCTTGATGAGGTATATGTTAATTATTCAGACGGCAATGATTGGTCCACACTCACCCCTGCCAACACTAATACTACCGTAGCGACCTTTACCATAACCGATGAAGATTTTGTGTTGGGGCAATCCAAAATCAAAGTTGCCTTTCACGGAAAATGCAGTTCTGCCAATGCTACCGCGTATGAATATGGACCCGATATAGTTCAGGATATACTTGAAAATGTATTAAGTTATGGGTCAAGTGAATTAGATTCCACAGCGTGGGCACAGTCCACTGCCCTTGCGGATGCCCCCCTTATGGTGCCTGTCGAAACCGAAACAGAGGTGCTTTCAATTATTGAAAAGGTATGTCAATCGGATTTGGCCTTCTTCGATGAAAATGAAGAAGGAAAATTGCGTTACCGTGTGTGGAAACCGTGGCGAGATGCCTCTACCTATGCCGAGCTAGATGATCATGATTTTGTGAATATACCTGAAGCGAGTGAAGATAACCTGCAAATCTATACAACCGTTTCCGTGGGTTATGCTTACTGCTGTGCAAACCGCACCTATGTTTATCACGATGAGACGGAAACAACATCGGAATACAAATACGGCAGAAAGGAAAGGTTACGGTTACAGACCTATATAAAAGAAGAAAGCGCGGCCACAATACTGGCACAAAGACTGAAATTCTTAACCAAAGATCCGACACGCCTCTGGAATCTTTCCCTCAAGATGCCTATCATTGATAAGAGCGTGGGCGATAAAATTCAGCTAACAATGGCCAGGGCACTGACCACAAATTCCAGTGGTTACGAAGATGAGATATGCGAGATTACCGAAAAATCAATCAGCTTTATGCCGCTTGAGAATAAAATTCAGGCAATGGATTTAAAAGACTTTGGCGGTGATATTGGCATGTGGTCAAGTGATGCCACAGAAAACTGGTCAAGTGCCAGCACAACAATGAAAGTAATGAGCGGCTTTTGGTCGGATGCCAGCGGATACGTGGACACGGCGGCAACGGCCAGTACAACCTTAGATATAAGTTTATGGTGGTGATATTATGGCAATGGAAACGACTAACCCTACCAGCGTAGGGGCACCTACAAAGAAAAGCCATTATGATAAGGTATTTGAAAATACAACATGGATATGGAGTATTCTTGATAAGTACCTGACCCCATCGGCAAAGAGTACCCTTTTAGACAATAGGCTCTTGCCGGGATATGTTAATCGCCCTGAGTTTTCCAGGGCCAGCACAAACAGCGTAAAGATGACAGCCGGGGCCTATGAATTATTTGACGGTACCACGAGCCGCATGGTTGCCTGGAATGCTGATTTGACCTATACCTTTACGAATCTCACCACGGTAAGTACATGGTGCTATCTCTACCTGGATGAATCGGCAATCTCTACCAATATTCTCACCACAAGTGAATTTACAGACAGCACAGTTGCGCCTTCCTATGATTCAACACAGGGGGGTTATTATAACGGGAATGATAGGTGTATTCTTGCGGTAAGGTCAAATACGGCGGGGGAGATGGATGAATTTTATCATGATGGAAATGAAGTAATTCAATATGTATCTCATTTTATTGATATTACTAAAACAGCAACATTCTTTGATTGGACTACGGCACAAATTACAATCCCTCCGGTTTCCAAAAAGGCTTTAGTGAGCTGGGCTGTTATTCATAAGAGTACTGCTTATCAAACGATTCGATATAGACCTGCTGGAAGTACTTCTACTGTGGGACATATAGTCAATCAAATATATTCTACAATCACAGACAATGATAATAATTGTCATAACACAATATCAGTTCTAACAGATTCATCTCAAGAAATAGAATATGGTTGTGGTGTTCAGAGTACACTTTCAAACATTACATTAACAGTATATACCCATGGCTATTACTTCCCAAAGGGCATGTAATCAATAAAGGGTAGTGTTGTATGCAGCAAGACCAGCATTTAAGGTGCCATAACCATAAAACAAGGGCTTTCGGGCATCAGGCCAGAAATGGCCTACGGCGAGAGCAGCAATGGCAGTGAGAGAAAAATACATGGTAACGGTTGAATCGGAAGGATGTTCGCCAAGGATGGGGTTTTCCTCCCAGTTGGCGGGATCGTTAAGCATTCTATTGGTTGTATAGTAATCTGCGGCATGAGCAAGACAGAAATAACCGGCGGCAATCTTTTCACCTTTAGTCCAGGGGCGGGGTGAGGCACAAGAAGAAAGGACAAGAATTATGCCTAATGGAATAAGTAAAGAGACCTTTGATAGGCTCGAAAGTGTTGATGATAAGCTCGCCATCCTGTTTGATATCATACTTGAAATACGTGCTCACGTCAAGTGTTATGTTAAGATTTGGGGACTCATCGGCGGGGCCATACCACCTGTGGCAATCTTAATTTTCCTACTCGTAAAAGGTACGTTTTAATGTCAAGAAAGTTCAGAGTCGTAAAGGGTTCTGCTTCCCACGTTGAGGGTAAAAACGAGTATATTCCCAGTTCATCGGTTGAGGATCACGGCGTTGATGTAACCGATTCTGTCAAGCATATCGTGGATGAAATAGGTACTACCAAGAGTGCCACAATACGCTTTATCCATGACCAGACCAGCGATACCACGACCTACCATTTTTCTACCGCTGAGACCATACCATCAAATATCAAGGTAATTGTTGAAAATGGAGCGAGACTTGAGGGACCAATTACTCTCACCATCAATGGCCCGTTTAACCCTGGTGACTATCAGGTGTTTGGCGATAGTATTACGGTGAGTTTTGGCAGTGCAAGAAAGGTAAATTTAGCATGGTTCGGCAACACTACTGCGGCAATTCAGGCGGCATTGGATTCTCTTTGTGCAGGGTGTGAGCTTATAGTGCCCAAACTTACCAGCCATTACAGCATTTCAACGGCCCTTGACATAGACAGCGTTGATGACATTACCCTCCTGTTTGATCCCGGTGCTCACTGGAAAATGAGTGCATCCGGGGCTAACATGATAAATATCACAAAGGATAGAGTATCTATTCTAGGGGGAAAGCTGGAGGGTGAAGGAACCTATGTATCTGATAATTCCACAACCTATCGCCTCATTACCTCATCCGGTGATCATACTAGAGTCAAAGATTGTTATCTCCATGAAGCTGAAACGTGCAGTATTTATATCTCCGGGGATTATCCCCACATCGAAAACAACCGTATTATCGGCGGGCCGTACTTTGCAGATGCGGCAGCTATCGGCACTGACCGGCAGCATTATGGAATTTGGCTCTATGAATCAGATTATGGAAAGGTTATTGATAATTGGGTATTGCCAAATTCAGAGGCAAACGCCGGTGTCACGATACAGGGAATTCAAACAAGTTCAACGGGTACACCATGTCATGGTCTTGTTATAACTGGCAATACAGTTAAAGATTGCTGGGATCACGCTATATATGCATCACTAGAAGACTCTACTGTGAATGATAATCAATGCTATGGATGTGGAATTAAAGTTGGTATGTCAGGTGGAATCACAAAAACAGGAAATACGATCACTGATAATATTGTCGATATTGGCGGCGTGGGATCAAAACCGCTTAGCGGGGATACTGGGCTTGCTTTAAATGATTTTTGTAATTCCGCAATACAGGGCAATTTAGTTAATGATGCCGCAGATGCTGGCATTTATCTGTATACGTCTGCAGCAGCCAATCCAATTGAAAACAATGTTGTGAGCGGGAACACGATAAGAAAAGTCCGCAGAGGAGATGGTAGTCACGCCTACGGGATCAGGGTTTCGGATACAAACTATTTCAAGAACAACGTGATAACTGCGAACAATATCTCTGATATTGGCGAGGACACCGATGGTAATAATTTTGGGATGTTTATATTTCCATCTGATACTGCTACTCATGTAGGGAATGATATTTCCCATAATGTTCTTGAGAATATTCAAGAAAAAGGTATGTACCTTGCTTATTTAACCGACTCTAAAATAGCCGGTAATGTGATTCGTAATACCGGAGTTGGTGTTAAAGATGAGGCTATTTATGCAAATGATCTCAATTATTGTTATATATTTGGAAATATGATCGTTGGCGTAGGAGCACAAATGAGTTATGGATACGAGGAAAGCGGATCAGATCATAATGATATTGCATATAACTATATTCGCAATGCTCAAGACGGGACAACACATGGCTTAGGGGGAAATTCCACAGAGACAGGCACATTACCGTAAATGTTCCGACCCCTTTCCGAAACATTTGTTTAATGATTATGGTCGTCAGTCGGATGTAGGGAGGTGTCCCGAGGGATTCTCGGCTTCCTCCAGTAAATTTTCCGTTAGGGAGAATGCTTTCCAAAGATATAAGACCTCCCCTGTCTTACGAAACATCTCTAGTTTGCGCTCTATTTTATCAAGTGCCGATTGGCGTTCTTCGGCGTCCATTATTTTTCACTTCCTTTGGGTGTCAGTTAGGTGCCACCCCCCTCTGAAAGCCCTATAAAATATACCCTGCTCACGGGTTCAAATCCCGTCGTGCCTACCAGTTTTATCGTGTAAATTCACTATCTTATTATTTTGAGTTCCGGTGCTAGCGGGTGCCATTCGGGTGCCAGCGTAAATCTCCCTCAAATCCTCCAAGTCCATATCAAAATACCTGTCGAAACTCTTGGTGGTTGAGTGCATAGTGGCCCTCTTTATTTCTTCGGGTGTCCTTCCCTGGAGTCGCAACCACTGGACTGTACTGTGACGGGTTCCTCCGTATAGATCAATCCCTCTGATCCCCAAATCTCGACAAGACTTTTGCCACCAGGTATAGAGACAACGCTTTCCGAATTTCCCTCTTTGATGTGGAGCGATACCTCTGCGTTGCTCATGTCGAAAGAAAAATAGGTATGATAAGGCTCTATTTCGTATAAAGGGCCTATCAATATCGAGTACCGGCACGGTTTTGGTTCTTTTCCCTTTGTTATCTCTAACATAAATCACCCCCAATTCTCGGTTAATATCACCTTCCTTGATCTCGATAAGCTCCCCTGGTCTGATACTTGGATAGGTTATGAGCCATTTGATAGCTAACCATACCTTATGGGGAGCGGCCTGTCTGAGCCAATCCAGAATAGCCAACTGTTGCTCACGTGATATAGTCGGCCTGCGCCGAAGTTCAAAAGGAATAGTCGGAAATTCAGGCCATTCCAGAGTTCGTTTGTTTCTCTTTTCACGCTTAATAATCCAGGCAAAAAACGAATGGAGCGTTGTGAATACATTTGCCTTAGTTTTCTCCGAAAGCTTACCGGGTAGCGAAAGATAGAAAGCCTCAAGTTCGCTGTACTGAATATTCTTGATGTTGGTATTCTGAAAGAAAGCTGTAGCGTAATCCATGTGGTAAACAAGATTATTCGGACACCGTACCTGCTTAGTTCGCATAGCAAGCCAGTCATCAACCAGGTTGCTAAAGCCCAACGGCTTACTCGCAAGCCAGTCTCTTTTATCGAATGTGCCTTGGTCATACTCGTGCCTCAATCGGTTTAAGAAGCGTTCGGCTTCCTGTAGGTTTTTGAATCTCTTGTAAATCCCCTGGAATTTTACCCTATACCCCGTCTGTGTTGGATAAATACGCCCTAGCATCGTCAGCCCCCCCTTAAATTCAGGGGCGAGCATAGCATAGTTTTGCGGGGTGGGGGTCATTTATTTTATAATAACCTGCTCCTTCCAGTCCTCACAGATTTCGTCATCTTCATGCACATCTTTTTGGTGCAGCTCACACCATTTCCATTCGCCAAGAGGATCTAACTCGTGGTATCTATCGCTACAATGGTCACAGGTATTGCATATTCTAGCAGGGTTTAAATTCACCTTTCCCCGCCAACACATATCGCAGGGCATATACTCATTGTTGCCTCTGATTCCAGGGCCATTATCGCCGTACCAGCCGGTATCGTGGCAATACTCGCATTCGTATTCTTTCATGGTTTCTCCTTTGCGGGGCGGGGTTAGGCATTATTCTTAGATTCTTTCCACCAATATCTGGTTACACTTGGTCTCCAAACAAAAGACCATTGAAATTCTTTGCCGTTGATAATTATTTGTAGAGTATATGACGTAGTTTTCATGGTTCCGGCCATTTTTGACTTATCCCAACGAATACTAATATTTGGTTTGTTGCCATATATCGTATTGGTTTTGTGAATCATAATTGGAAATGTGAATTTTCTTTTGCCAAGCTTCATTTCTTCCTCTCTCCTTTCCTTTTCCCGATTATATCGCTTAATTATTTTCCGTATCTCCTTAGCGTACTTTTCAGGCAGAAAATCTCCATAGACGTAGTTATATTGATCAGGCTGTAAGATAATTGCCCCTCTATCGTTTTCCTCATAGCTTGCCCTTGCCTTTTCCCATAATGGATCCAGGGCCTGCATTTGCTCTTGCGTAAGCGCGAAAAGTACGTTAGTCATCAAAATCCTCCTCGTCTTTCTTCTCCGCACATTCAGGGCACAGTAGCCTGGGGACACCTATGTGATATCGTAA